GCGCTTAAAGTTAAATTTCCAGGTATGCCTGATAAAATGGCACAAATGGTAGGCAATGATACAAACTTACAAAGAAAGGCAGAAGCTATTGCAACCATAGAACAAGCGTTTCTTTTAAAAGATTCTGGTAAGTCTATTGATGAGATTATAGCAACCTTTAATGCGGAGCCAAAGTCTAAAATGAAAAAAGGCGGCTTAGCACAAATCTTGGAGATGTAATGGCAACATTAAAAGAGCTATTAAAATTAAGAGGAACTGTACCAGGCATTACAATCACTGAATCAGCAGATGGTTTTATTAAAGTTGGGTTTAGGCCTACACAAGAAGGTTTAGGTGATAGTCAAACAAATAGAACATACACTCAGCAAAGACAATTTCCGAGAACTGCAGACGGTTATAAAAGAGCCATTTCTTTTTTTAAAAATTTAAAATCAACATATAAAGATGAAATTGCAAAATTTTCAGGTTCACGAGTAGATAAAGCAAAAGAACTTTTAGGTGACTATACTAATCTTAAAAAAACATACTCACAAGAGCTAGTTGATGAAATTAAAAAATTAACTAAACAAAAAAAATATAAAAACTTTGCTCAAGTAGAAAACGCGTTATATAAAAAATTTAATAAACCTAAATATACAGCAGTAAAAAATGTAGATCCCAAAACTGTTTTTTTTAATCCTAAAACAAAAGTATTTAACATACCAAGAGGATTTGAAATTTATGGAGCCGAGTTTGGAAAAAAAAGACCTGATGAAATAAAAAATGCTGTTCGTCAAATCATTGGAACACAGTTTTTTGCTAATAGTCCTAATTTTAAAAAAGAAAGAGAGTACCTAACAAATTTTTATACTAACTCTGATTACCAACCCACAACCGCAGAAAGAAATTTAATGAGAAAGTTTACTCAAGACTTTTCTGTAACAAGATCTATTGGTGCTCAAGGTTTAGAGTCTTCCATTATTGGAAGATTCTTTCGAGATTTAAATTTTGACTTTTCTAGAAAATTAAAAGACGTAGGTAAAATATTTAATTTACAAGAACATTTAAAAGAGCAAATAAAAAACCCTAGAACATCTGCAGCAGATAAAAGATTTTTTCAAACCGAACTTAAATCACTAACTAATGATAACAATACAATTTTAAAAAGATTAAAAGAAAAGTTTCCCGGTCTGTTTACAGGACAAGCTGGTCAAGGGGGTTCATTACAATTAGAACATAGAATTGCTAGAGCTTTAGGTGAAAAAGGTCCACTTAAATTACCTAAAAACTATATAGCTAGAGCAACTCGTGTTCCAGGTCAATTTAATCGAGCTAAGTACGAAGCGTTTGATAAACCTTTAATGAATTTAACTACAGAGTATAAAGCTGCATCAAAATCTAAGAAACCAGAAATTAAATCACAAATAGAAAAACTTACAAAAGATTTTAATAAAAGAACAGGTGGCTATCTAGATAGTCTTAAATTTAATTTTGGAAACACTGTTAAGATAACAGATTCTACTCCTTTAGTTTCTCAGGTTAAAGGACCAGATCTTTTATTTGATATTGATAAATCTTTAAAACAAAGCAATAAATTTTTTACAAGTTATGGAGACGAACGTCTTAAAGGAATGCCAAAAGCTTCTGCAGCTTCAGATTTTGTAACTTCAGGAAAAGAATATAATGAGTTTAAAAAATTAGTTAATGCAGTTAAGAGAGCACCACAAGCTTGTAGATCAATACTTGATTACAGTACAGGTGGTATATCTAAAACTTGTGCAGCAGCTATTGAAGCAGATCCAATTAAAGCAGCAACTGCATTAGAAGAAATTAAACCAACATCAGCAGCATTAGGTAAAGTTAGAAATGCAGCTAGATCTTTTTTAAATTTTGCAGCCAAAGGAAAAACATTTGCAGTTACAGCAGGAGTTGGCGCAGGCGCCGGAGCCCTGGTCAAAGCTTTTAGAAACGATGATCCAGAAACGTATTTAACAAACGACAAACAAGCTAACGCTATGATCCTTGACACGGCTGATCAATTAGAACGGGAAGAAAGACAAGCAGCAGTTGGTGATGCACCAGAATTATTGGATGAGTCTGCAATAGGTGCAGAACTAGGTTTAGCTGCAGCTGCGGTTCCTGGTTCTAAAAAATTATTTGATGCTAGAAAGAAAAAAGGTTTTGGTGCTGTAAGAGCAGGATTAGGACCGGTTGGAAAAGCGTTATCTGGATTTGCTACACCCTTAGGTATAGCGGCAACTACACCATTAAACGTTGCTAGACAAGTTTATGAAGGTGAGTCTGCAGAAGATATTGCAACTGATCCATTAAATTATTTAGGTCCAGCATTTGCAGGAACTTTAACTAAAGAGGCAACACGAGGAATGAATCCAACGGGTATGTTATCTAAAGCTTTAAGATTAGGAATGAATCCAGCAACCATTAGAGCAGGATCTAAATTTTTAGGATTACCTGGACTTGCATTAAGTTTAGGGTATGAAGGATATGATCAATATAAAAAATACACAGAAGGCAGAGGGTTTGTTTACAACCTTTTGAATAAAGATGAGTAAAACAAACAAAACACTTGTTGCAAATATGCAACACGTTAAAACTAACCTAATCCCACCTAGAAGTGGGCCAAACCCACAGGGCTTGAATGTTCCTACAAAACAAGTTAAAACAATCAAGAACTCGGAGAAATTAAATGGCAGACGACAATATAGATAAAGCTCTTCCTAACGTTGAGCAAACAATAAAAGTACCTGGCGAAGAAGAAATCGCAGCAACAGAAACAGAAGTTACCGAAGATAGAATACCGTCACCTGATGATATTGAAGTAACACAAACTGATGATGGTGGTGCTGAAATTAATTTTGAACCTGGTGCAGTTAATCAAGCAGGTACTGAAAGTCATTTTGATAACTTAGCTGATTTATTACCCGATGAAGTTTTAGGCGATTTAGCAAGTACACTTTACGAAAATTATATGCAGTACAAACAATCTAGAAAAGATTGGGAAGACTCTTATGTTAAAGGTTTAGATTTATTAGGATTTAAATACGAAAATCCAACACAACCGTTTCAAGGCGCTTCCGGTGCCACGCACCCTGTACTAGCAGAAGCGGTAACACAGTTTCAAGCACAAGCTTACAAAGAATTACTTCCCGCAACAGGACCTGTACATACACAGATCATGGGAAAACCTGACAGAGCAAAAGAAGAACAATCTGTTAGAGTAAAAGATTTCATGAACTATCAGCTCATGGATAAGATGAAGGAGTATGAACCCGAGTTCGATCAAATGCTTTTTTATCTCCCTCTTAGCGGCTCTACTTTTAAGAAAGTCTATTATGATGAGCTCTTAGGTAGAGCCGTTTCCAAATTCGTACCGGCTGATGATTTAATCGTGCCTTACACAGCGTCATCTTTAGAAGATGCAGAAGCGGTGTGTCACACATTAAAGATGTCAGAGAACGATTTAAGAAAACAACAAGTATCAGGTTTTTATAGAGACGTAGATATCAAACCTGGTTACGATCAAGAAACAGAAGTAGAGAAAAAGGAAAGAGAACTAGAAGGTATTACAAAAACAAGACAAGAAGATATGTTTTCTATTGTTGAGTGTCATACTGATTTAGATTTAGAAGGATTTGAAGATATAGGTCAAGACGGAGAACCAACAGGAATTAAATTACCTTACATTGTAACATTAGAAATGGGCTCTAGAGAAATTTTATCTATTAGAAGAAATTATCAACCAGATGATCCTACAAGAACAAAGATACAATACTTTGTTCACTTTAAATTTTTACCAGGACTAGGTTTTTATGGTTTTGGTTTAATACACATGATTGGTGGTTTATCACGAACTGCCACAACAGCTCTAAGACAATTATTAGATGCAGGTACTTTAAGTAATTTACCTGCAGGATTTAAACAGCGTGGTATCAGGGTAAGAGACGAAGCACAGTCTATACAACCCGGCGAATTTAGAGATGTCGATGCACCTGGTGGAAACATCAGAGATGCGTTTATGCCTTTACCATTTAAAGAACCATCACAGACTTTATTGTCGTTGATGGGTATTGTGGTACAAGCAGGACAACGATTTGCCGCCATAGCTGACATGCAAGTCGGTGACGGCAACCAACAGGCAGCTGTTGGAACGACTATTGCCCTTTTAGAGCGAGGCTCCAGGGTCATGTCAGCCATACATAAAAGATTGTATGTGGCGATGAAAAGTGAATTTAAATTATTAGCAGGAATTTTTAAAACTTATTTACCACCTGAGTATCCTTATGATGTAGTTGGAGGTCAAAGAAACATAAAAGTTGCAGACTTTGACGACAAAGTAGATATTTTACCTATAGCAGACCCAAATATTTTTTCACAATCACAAAGAATTACGATGGCACAAACAGAATTACAACTTGCACAGTCAAATCCGCAAATTCATAACCTATATGAAGCGTACAGAGCGATGTATACTGCAATTGGAGTAAGAGATATTGATAAAATCTTGCCTCCGCCTCAGCCACCTCAGCCAATTGACCCTGCACAAGAGAATATTTTAGCAATGACAGGCAAACCTTTCCAAGCTTTTAAAGGTCAAGACCATCAAGCGCACATAACTTCGCATTTAAACTTTATGTCAACGAATATTGCACGAAATAATCCGATGATTTTAGGTGCATTAGAGAAAAATATTTTTGAACACATAAGTTTAATGGCACAAGAGCAAATTGAAGTAGAATTTAGAGAAGAAATTGCACAAACAATGCAAATGCAACAAGTTATGCAACAATTAATGGCGCAAGGGCCACAAATGCAACAATCTCCGCAGTTTATGCAAATACAACAACAGTTATTAGGTATGCAGTTGTCTATGGAGTCTAGAAAAGCAAAACTTATTGCAGAAATGACACAAGAATTTATGGAAGAAGAGAATAAGATCATGGGTCAACTAGGAAACGACCCAATTGCTAAATTAAAAGCAAGAGAACTTGATCTCAAAGCTATGGATGACAGAAGAAAAGAGACTGAAGGTCAAGAAAAGATTAATTTAGACAGAATGAAGGCTATGATGAATCAAGGTCAACATGAAGATAAATTAGCACAAAATGAAGAATTAGCAGAGCTAAGATCTGATACATCTTTAGAAAAAACACAGATGGGTATTGAAGCAAAGATAGAAAATGATAGGTTTAAACAAAGAGATATTAGGATCTTGAAAGGACCTAGAAGATAGTATACAAAGGAGACACTATGTTAAAAAAACTTGGAAAAAAATTAAAAAAAGCTGCTAAAGCAGTAGTTCCTGTTGGAGCTGCAATCTTAGCTGCAAAAGCTATGGGTGGAAGAAAAAAGAAACCCTTAACACCAAAATACTTTGGAATGAATTCAGGTACTACAGGTGACGCTAACATTGCTGAGAACATAGCAAACTTTGATCAAGGCATGACAAGAATTGCAGATGCTGGTGGAGTTGCTAATCTTAAAAAAGGTGGCAGAGTTGGTTGTGGTAAAGCTAAAAGAGGCTTTGGTAGAGCCCTAAGGAAAAAATAATTATGGTTAAAATTACAAAAGACAAAGGCGTTAACAAAGATGGGTTTTCAACAGGTGGCGTTGAAGTTAGTGACTCTCCGAGTAAAGTAGGAATTGATCCAAGATCAGAAATCCAAACTAACGATTATAGAGTCTATAACAAAATTGACAAAGGTACGACTGTAGAAGTTAGAGGCAGACGTGCAATGTTAAAAGACAAAAAGAAAACAGCTACTTGGT